GTTGTGAATTACCATTTTACGGCTTCATTCTCGGTACCAGAATGAAGGTGTCTGCGCTGGTACGCTTGGGTAACCAGAGGCGTCGCAGTTTTTATCTTCAGTTTAAAGGCAGGGGATAAATGGTTAGGAGGCATCCCACTATCCCCCATCGGGAAAGGAATAAATTTAAGAAAAATGCTATTTGGGTTGTTGTGGTTGGGCTTGTCCTCCCATTAATTGTTGTAACTTGATTGAATACTCTTGTTGCAAACTTGCATTAATCTTGTTTGACTTACTTAATTCTCTTGCGAAGTTTTGAATGTCTGCTTCTTGTTGTTCGGTTGTTGCTTTTAATTGTTCAATCATTTGCGCTTGTTCTGCTACAAGTTGTCGTAATTGTTCAACTTCTTTTTGTTCTTTGAAGTAGATATATTCGCCTAATGCTTCTTTAAATGGCATTGCGGTTGGCGGATATTCTTGGCGATAGAAGTCAAGGTCTATTAACTTCATTTCAAGCAATTTGTCTAGTAAGTTCATAGCCTGAATTTCGCTGTATTGTGTTCCTGCTCCCGCTTCGACAATTATGTTAAAATTGATGTCTTGGAACTCTTCACCATTAAAAATATCAGCAGTTGTTTCAGGAACGTTTTGCATTGGATTTGCTTGTCGCATTGCAATCTTTTCTTCAAGCGAATTTTTATACGAAAACGGTTTGTTGTCGTAATATAACTTAAAGAACATTTCAAGTATCTTACCTTCTCGTTCTTTGTGTTGCCAAAATCTCTTTCGTTGCATTTCGATAGGCTTTTGTGCTTGCGCTTGTAATTGTGCGATTGCATAACCCGATAAGTCTTTACTTACCATTTCGCCTGTAATTACTTCGGTTGCATTTGATACGGTTCTTATTAAGTCAATAAGTGCTGGTGCAAATTGTAATGCTTGTGCGGTAAACGGTGTTGCTTGTAGGTTTTGTATTCCCCACTGATTACCCGGCGTATAGTCAACAACCACTTGACCGGGTTGATTGGTTAATGTTTGCCCTTGTAATGCGTTTGGTTTAACAAGCACTTTTGGCGCTCCAAGTTCTTGCAAGTTTAATGCTCCCATTGCAAGATTAAAATTGACAAGTTTTTGTGCCACCATCATGTTCTTAATTTCGCTAAGACCATAAATACAGTCGTCGCTTGGGTCTAAACTGCAAATCTCAATAGGATACAGTGTTGCCATGTAATAATTTTCTTGTTTGTCTTGTTCTAGTTTTTCGTCTGGTTGGCTTGTGCCTTTACCGTCAACGTCTTTGATTTTAAATTTCTTTGCTACCAAATATGGATTAATTGGTGTTGCTTCGTCTTTTAAAGGCGTATATTTAGTTGAACGCTCATAATACACTTCGCCATCTTTTTTAAAGTATTTCGTTAACACCGTTACAAGTTCGCTGCCTTCTAGTTCTCGCTTGTTTCCATAAGGGCTTTCAAGTTCGTCAGGACAAATTTTATCGTGGTATTTCTTGTCTGCCATTTTTTTAACCTTGCTTACTTCTTCACGAACTGCAACCATTATCCATTTTTGCTTTTGTATGTCTTTCTCGTTTGGGTCGGCTACATATACATTTAAAGGGTCAATCAGTTGACACCTTAAGCCTCCCTCAAACTTGCCTTTTTTGCCATGCGCTTCTTCGCTCCAATAATAATGTTTAACGAATGTGCCTTTTTTGCGGTCAGTGAGTATCGCTTCATAGTCAATGTTTTCCATGCCCATCTCTTTAAGTATAAAGTGGGCAAAGCGTGTAAATTTTTGTGTTGCTACTTTGTTGTTTTCGGCTATATAGTTCAACTTTACAGGACTGCCAACAATGTTTGACACCTTGTTGTCGACAATCATTTTAATGAAATTGAACACTGGTCGTGGCATTGATTTGGTTGCTTCGGTTGGTTTTGCCCATTGGTCGCCTTCATAAAAAGCAACGTAGCGTGGGATTGCGGTGGTTAAGCCTTTGTTTTCTAAAAAGCGCTTGCCTCGTTCGTAGTCCCTCCACATACTTGTTATGTTATCGTCTTTGTATGTTGTTTCATCCGCCACACTTATTCATCTCCTTTTGCGCCATATAGCCATTCGCTAAATATTTGATTTGTCTTTGCTTGCTTTTGATTAAGTTCTTTTAGTTCGTTTGCTATGCCTTGATACACTGATAATGCTAGTTTTAAGTCCGCTAAATCGTTTGTAAGAGCTTGAGTTGTATCTTTATACGCTTTTAAAGTTTCGTTCGCTCTAGCAAGGCTTTTAAGCATTTCTTCTTGTGCTTTTTTAAGTTCTTTCGTTTCTTGTGTTAGTTTTACGTTTTCGGTTTCAAGTTCCAGCACTCTTTCGTATATTGCTTCGTGTTCTAGGCGTTCAAGTTGCTTTTCTATTGCTTTTAATCGTTTTCCCACTCTGCATAACCTCCTTTCGTTTCGTGTTTTATACCAAAGAATTTTTCAAATGCGGTTGGTTTATAAATATTGCCTTCCCTAGAAGGCGGATAATTCCAACTAATACACCAATAACGTAAAGCGTCGGGTGCGTGCGAATGTTCGTGGTTTGTTGCAAGCGCGTCGTTAGGGTCTTTTGGATCATAAACAAGCAATTGCAATGTCCTTATTAAGTTGGGACAAGTTTCAAATATACGTAGTTTTGGAAACTCGTTACCATGTTCATCTTTTGTCATCGATAGCCACTCTTTAACCATAAGCCAACCGTTTATTCTGTCATTGTTTGCTTTGGTTAAATAAATGCCGTTTTCAGCAAATATATCGGCAGTGCTACGACCAGTGTCACTGTGTCTGTTCCATAGATCAGGCGGTGCAAGATAAGCATATATCCTTTCGTTTGTATAGTCGTTCAGTTTCTTTATTGCTTCAGTTACAATAAGATTGCTCTCGTAAATCTCTTTATAAACGTAAGCATAGCCAAATTGGTCTAGCGCTATAAAGTAACACGCAAACATATCTAGCCCATAGTCAAACACGACATACTTACGCCAATCTTTTCCGATTGGTCTTGGCTTAATAACGTGTATACTTGTATCAAATTCGTCAAAAAATTGTCCTTCGATTGCGTTCCAATCGCCCTCTAACATCATGCGACGACGCTTCTCTGGCAGCCTTTCTAACGCTCTTACATAGTCAGGGTCATTTTCCATAATAAATTCGTTGTCATATACTCGCGCTTCAATAAATGTATAATCTTCGGCTTTTTCGGTTGGTTTATATTCTCTATCGACGAATAATCGTTTCAACTCTGCGTGTAATGGTCCACCCGGATTGGCTGTAAAATACATTCGTGGATTAAACGGCTCTTTGATGTTGCCACTAAGACGGTTACACTCAGTCAACGTTTGAAATTGGAACGGTGTAAACAATCCCGCTTCTTCCATAAAGATTACGTCATACGATTGACCTTGAAATTGTAATACATCGCTTTCGCTTGCGCAGTAACCAAGTTTAATACGACTACCATTTGGGAACACGAATACCTTTTCAGCCACACGATACTGCGCTATATCTTTAAGTAGTTTTTGTAGTGGTATTACGTGGTTTTCGTGTAGTTCTGGGAATGTTCTACGCAATAGCAATATTTGTATGCCCGCGTATCTAAGTGCTAGTAATATTATTTTAATACGAGCAATAAAT